TGGACATTTACACTACTCTGACCCGCACCTATTACACCATCGTTCCAGTCGGGGACACAGGCGAAGTCCATGCGCCGGGTGCACCAGGCACCCCAATTGTGAACACTCAAGAAGTGGACCAGATAGATTATATTCAAGCTGCCATGGTTCGTTACAATGAATGGGGCTTTGAATTGTTTGGAGAACCAGCACTCCTGATGCTCCGAAAAACACGGGGTGTTCCTTGTGGATGTAAAGGTACAGGATTGGGGCAGCCGCGCACAGGCTGCCCATCTTGTTATGAAGTCGGTTGGGTTGGAGGCTACTATGGGCCTTATGACATCATATACATAGATCCTGACACAGCGGCTGTTCGTGAATTGGATGAAGGTGGCATCAAAGTGACCCGTGAAGCGAAGAGTTACTTGACTCGCACGCCGATCGTACAGGATGGAGATTTGATTATTCGCCGCAACGGTGAGCGCCTTGTGATTAACGGTGCGACTTACAAGTCGCCGCGTGGTGTAATTCTTCAGCAGGATTTTAACGTAACCCTTTTGAATAGAGGAGATACGAGATATCTTATCCCGGTCAATACTGGGATGCCTACCATTTTTGATCCAATCGTTACCAAAGATCCATTGGATGGGAAAGGCAATAGCGAACCGATTACTGAAGCTAGAACCGAGCCGGATAAACAATGGGAGAACCCGAACCCACAACCTGGTAGAACGATAACTTTCGGAAAAATTCAGCGTTAAGGAACTTTCACAACTATTTAAGAGAGGCAATTCCCCTATGAGTATCGATGCGAAGGGTCTAGCGGTGGGCCTGGCAAAAACAGCAGGTGTCTGGTGCGAGGAACCTGCGGCTATCAATCCCGAGCTTCAGAGTCTAGTTGGCGACCCCGACGATACAGCTGTTGGAATCTTTTCACAGAAACGCACCAATCCAGGCAGTCTCCAGCTTCCTAACCCTCTCTCCCCGATCCAAGGGGACGAAGTTTTCTTCACGTATCTCTGGCCAGGTGCGGTTTTTCAGTCTCACGACGGTCAACAGTGGGTGATTGAGGCTTATGACTTCTATGGGCAGATCGAAATCACTAATCGTTGGTATCCGCGCCAACGCGCACAGGTCAGCTTGATGGACATCCGGCACAGCATTGACCAATGGGTTGAGCCGATCCAACAGGTCGTACCACCCGCGCCTCCGGGTGTCAACTACGACGCACAGAACGTGCGAATTGTAGAATAACTACCATAAGGGCTGTTCTTTAGAGCAGAATAATCCATGCCACAAAGAGGGTAGCGAGTGATAAAAACACTTGTTGCACCACAAGCATTCGTACTCCGTGTCGGCTATGGTTTTTCCCAAATCCATCCAACACAGTATGTTCGCTAATTTCTTAAGCAGCTTTCTTTTCACACTGCTTCCCTCCAATTTATTCTACCGCTTGGAGAGCATAAACAGCTAACTTCCTTCCCCTAAACAGAGGATCTTCATGATCGACTTGACGGGCGCGAATTTAGTCGCATATTTGTTGAGGGTATGCCGTGATGCGGTTGCACGCAATCCTCGTTTCCGTCAAACTCTAGGCGAAGTCACATTTGCGTCCAACAATCAAGTTAACTATTCTGACGTCCAGATTCTAGTTAAGGATCTAGCCACCGATGGTAACCGGCTGTCTCCCGACTACTTTATATGCACGCAACACGGTCGGGCAATTCTTTGCAAAGTCGGTGACAAAGAGGGATCGTTTGTAGAATGGGTCATAGAAACTGATTCTACCCGCATCACGCCACAGGCAGGTGTTTACTATTTCAACGTAGACAAGGTTAATGAACAGACCCGAGATGTCAATCTGACAGTGCAGCAATACCGATGGGCCCAGGGGTCGGTTAAGAATGCGCAAGGATCTATTGTAGCTCTTGCACCAACATACGATGGCACCACTTTAACCGCATCGGATGCTGATTTTCCTGAAGAGACTATCAACATCAACGCATTTCAGAAATTCCTCATCCTGTTGACTCCTTGCAATCGATTGATCCTCACCGGACCAGGCGATGTGACATTAGTTCCAAACCAAGATTATTGGATCCAACGACAACAGAGTCAAGTGTTGGTACAAACCACACCAGGCGGCCCGCAATTAGTGAGCATCCCGTCCAATTTGTCCTATGTGGTTCCGTTTCAAATTGTGGACCAAGATGGATATGTTCTGAGGCCGGGTATTGATTACACCACGCAAGGTCCACCCGCACCTCCACAAGTAGGATTTGCTGCAGTTTCTGGCGTTCCCATACTTGCTCCCTCATCTTGGGTTCAGCTGAGCCAGTGGACGCCTGCGGGATCCACGCTTACTCTCGTGGGAACTTACAATTTGAACCCTTCGACAACGATTGCCACTAATCCGGAAAATATCCTACCGTTAAATCTTGGACCAAATGAAACCCTGGCTACTGGGCAGGTTATGATCTCTACCACAACCGGGGACTACACTTCCGAGGTCACCATTGAGAATGGAGATTTTGTGCTGCCAACGTTGTTGGCTCCCGGTGATTGGTGCCATTGGGAGGCCCGTGTTTTGACTGAGAATTATACGGTACTCGGCAAGAAGTACGAACTCAACCATTTTAAGAAGACCATGTGGGATCCGAAGGCCGGTGGACAAGATCCTACGCTTCCGCCTCCTGGCGCTTGGGTTCCTATAAAAGTCGATGGTCAGCCGGTAGACCCGATCCCCGGTATGGCTCTAGCAATAGGAGATGCGGTGGTTGAAGGAGATCAATGTGCTATTATAGTGAATCCGGAAGTCTGTGAAACATATGAGATTTTTGGTTCTAAGGAAACTTTGAGCTTCACTCTAGATTGCAAATCGAACGACTATCAAACCTCTTCGGATTTGAGTGAGCTGCTAAAACGGGAACTGCTGATATTCCGTCGTGAGAATATGGAAGCTGATGGCATCACTGTTTATGAAGCCCCTCGCTCTAATGTTGGGGAACAACGCGATCCTAGCGGTACGGCCCCGCGTTATATTTTCTCTTTGACGTTCAAAGCTTCAGCCGATTGGAAAGTTTTTGTGCCCTGTGTTACTCGTTTAGTTTCATACCAGATCAATGAAGGCACTTACCTTCCCGATTACGTGGGTAAGAGAATTGTACCTCAAGCTAGGATTCAGGCTCTTGGAAACATGCAATTTCTCCCATCGTACCGATAAAGCAACTTCGAAAGTCTCAGGTAGATCACGGGAGTTCTCAATGCTTTATGAATTCAGATGCACGGATTGCGGTTTTGTCCTTGAAGTCATCCAGCCGATGCAAACTGCCACATTCGAAGATCGTGTCTGCCCCAAATGTGGTAAAACCGCAAAGCATATGCTAGAGGCTCCAGCGGTGGCAACAAGCGGAATGTCAAACGCTCCCATCGATGTAGTGGTCGGACGTGACGCTGAAGCTCGTTGGGCTGACATCCGGCGTCGTCAGGCAATGCGGGATAAAGTTCGTCGAGAGAGTGGCGAAACGGCTGTGAGCATGACAGGACGGAATGAGTTTACACCCATCAAAGGTGGGCGTCGTGAAGTCGTCGAAGTCCTGAATGACGGAATGCACGACGATTAGTGACATAATTTTAGGACTTTCGAAGGCAACTTTGAGAGACCTTTTCACGAGGGAGCAACAACATGGCATTATTTACGAGCTACGCGCCACCTGGAGTTTACACGAGTGTGGTCATTGGACAAGCAGGACAGCCGTTGTTCGGCACCAACTACATTCCGGTCATCATCGGTGAAGGAGTACAGCTCACTACCTATTCAAATGTGGAGTTGCACCGTGGCTCTTCGGCGGTGGCCAACGATCAGGTCGTTCAAGACATATCCAATCAGGTCACAGGGCTGACGAATACCTTCCAGCTCTCATATTTCCCGGTTGTGAGCAACAACGGTGTCGGTGGGGTCACAAACAATCCGACTGACATCCAGGTGACTTCAGGTGGTGTCCCAGTAACAGTCATTTCCTTGACTGGTGCAACGGGCCAATTCATCACACTGGTCATTCTACCCCAAGGTTCGCAGCTGTCTGTAACCTACTACTTCAAGAAAAAGGACACGCTGGTCACCAACGAGAATCTGACTCCACAGGTTCCAGCGTTTGCTACTTTCACGGTTGAAGGAACTGGTGAGTCCCAGACAGGCACATTGGATCTCACGTTATCGATCCCAGGATCGCTGGGCAACCTTGTTTATTTGGAACTCCACGACGCCGGGATGGGTGCAGGTGTTCCGGATGCTCTCGCAGTAAGTGGTGCAGGCACTGACAATATCGAAATTGAATTGCGTGATTCCGCCACAAACGGCCTGCGCACGTTGGCTCAGGTTCAAGCCTTGGTCAATGCGGGCATTCCTACTTTGAGTGGTGGTTATTTGGTCGCAGGCGCTCTCGTAGGTGATTCGACGGATACTGTTATGGCCGCAGGACCAACTGCTTTTGCGGGTGGCCTTGGCCCAAGCAGCAACACGGTATTCCAAGTTGCTAATGTTCCGATCGTAGACGGCACTAATGGTGGCGTGGTTGTAAACGTCCCCGGCTCTTATATGACCGCAACGGTCTATGGCACTGCGGTAGCAATTGCAGCGGTGAATGGTGTCCAAGGTCTAGTCACTTTGGCCGCTGGTGTGCCGTATGGTGCCACATTGTTGCTCACTTACTACACCAATACTTATCAGAACACAGCAGATCTTCTGCCGGCGTCGAACGTTGCCGACATCCAGGAAGTTGGTCTTGGACCGAATCGTGCTGATTTCATCCAAGGTGTGGATTACATCTTGAGTGTGGATCCTCTTACAGGTGATAGCGCCGTCAATTGGGGAAATTCAGCAATCACATCTTTGGGTTCTGAGACCCCCGGTTTCACACCTTTCGGCCCGACGCAAATCACGACTACGTTACGTGACCAAAAGGTTTGGATGCGCCCGTGCACATTGCCAGCCAACGGCGTAACGAATGTCTTCACTCTAGAAGATACTCCGGTTGACGGTAGTGGTCAAGGTCGCGCAACCGACAATCCAATGTTGGTCACAGTTTACGTTGGTGCGGATCCATTTGATGCTTACATGAATGGTCCGATAACAACGACATCATCGCCTAATCGCGTCATCGCGGTATCCGGTGACAGCGCACAGGTTACTCTTTACAATGCCCCATCCAAAGGGCTGTTTGTCTATGCTTCGTACTACCGGAGCATTCTGAACAGCTACACATACGCTTTGAAGGTTGTGGCGGCTGCGGGTGGGGCAAACCAAGGCCAGTACAATATCACGGACAATTTGAACCGCTTAATGCCAGTTCCTTCCAATGGCACTGACCATGTGGCGGACAGCGGATTTGCTCTAACGGGCATCGTATGGCCGTACAAGCAAAGTGAGCCGGATTGGTACGATAATCCAGGTTCGATTGACGAAGTTATCACGTTGACTTTCAACGCTGATGGCACTGCAATTCTGGTCCCAGCAGTTTCGGCCAGTCGCACGCTACAAGGAATCAACTTCCAGGCTTCAACTCCTGGCGCAGCGGGCGATGCTGTAACCATTGCTTTCACGAGCAAGGGATCGTCAGATGCAACTGCCATAGTAACTACGGGTGACGCAGTTGTGGTGGATATCACAAATTTGTCTGCTCAGACGCGCACTACAGCGGAAATTGCAGCATTGTTCACGACCTATCCGTCTAGGGCTACAACCACCGACGGTGGCGTGATCTTGGCAACAGGTGGTGGCACGACCCAAGCTCAGATCGACAGTGCTGAGCCGTTGGAAAATGGGGCTGATGCGGTCACTGAAGGATTCACCACGAGCTACACGGTGTCTTCAAGCCAGGGATCCAATGGTTCTGCTGGAACCGGCTACTTGGGTCAGACTTACATCGATGCCAAGACAGGTGCCACGTTCACGATTGTGAATCCAGCTGACGCTCTTAACTATGGTTACACACAGTTGCCTTCGCCACAATATGCTTTCGCTCCTGGCGATACACTCCAAATTGTGTTCCAGAAAGCTGCGACGTATCCATCGTATGCTTCAACCTTCTATACCGGTGCAACGATCAACGCCATTGCCGGCCTTTGGACCATGGTTTCCACGACTTACGGGATGAACGTTGGTGACACAGCTCTCATCGAGACCTACAAGCTATCGGACAATGGTCCGGCAGTCGGTGAGTACTACTACGTCACATATGACGTGGCGAAGACCGCTGCTGACATGGCCCTGAAGATCTTCACAAATTCTTCGGATGCATATGCCTTGTACGGTCAACCGACCAACCCGGCAAACCGGCTGTCTCTCGGCATTCAGTTGCTGACACAGAACGGCACCCAGACGTTTGGTGCGATCCAAGTGCCACAGCAACCCGGCCTTGGTGTAGCTTCGGACCAAGACTTCATCGCGGCTATCCAGTCGTTGACCGTGCCACTACCTGGTACAACGCAGAAGGCCAACGTGATCGTGCCTCTGAGCACCAGCGCGGCAGTTCAATCGTTCTTGGGTCGCCAACTGATAACCCAGGCAACCGCACGGTACAAGGGCGAAGCCCTTGGATTCGTTGGATTTGCTGCTACGACAACTGCTTCTGTGGCCGCTGCAAATGCGCAAGGATTAATGAACTCGCGTATCATCGCAGTCGGCAACCCAGTTGCGTCTATCCAGTTGACGGATCCGACCACCGGTGTAGCCCAGCAATACGCGCTGTCTGGTGAATTCATGGCTGCCGCATTGGCGGGTATGAATGCCGACCCAGCTAACGATCCGGCTACAACTCTGACCAACCAGGACATGGTAGGGTTTGAGAACCTGTTGGTTCGTTTTGACGACCCGACAATGGACATGATGGCGGCGGCTGGTTTGACCATGTTGGTTGAATTGAATGGCAACTTTGTGGTACGCCATTACAAATCCACCGAC